AGATACCACTACGGACGGAAGGACAGCCCAGCATTTCCCCGTCACAACCGTTGTCGTTTTTGATGTCACCTGACAGAGCAGCGGAGTGCCCACCGCGCCAATCGGATCAGCGCTCACGGCGTAGGTGTTCGCAGAGAATGCCTTGGCCCAGGTGACTGACCATGTGCCATCGGCCGCCGTGGTCACGTTCGCGGCTTGAACGACAGTCGGCCGCGTTGCCGTCGCCGGGATGTAGCAGCTACCCGAACCAGCGGTGCCGTTGAGCGTGTCTGCGCTCGGCACCGCGTTGCATGGTTGCGGGATGGCCGCATTCATGGTCGCTGTGGTCGGATAGAGCGAAAGATCAGGCCCGCGATTGCCGCCGCTGAATTGCGCAACCGCTGGAGACGAGAGCAGCGCAAGGAAAAATAGGGCGGCGAGCCGAAATGCTTTCATGAAGTTACCAGCGGGTGCAACTGAATTTATGGGCCGTTGTCGCTGCTACAACCGATAGCGCCGTGTTGTAACCGAGGCCGAGAGGCGTCGCAAACGATTCAGCCCCGGCAAATGTGGTTGCGGCGCCCGGAGCGAGAGGGTAGGAGCCGAGAGCGCCAGCAGCGGCTGTGCCAGTAATGGAAAACCAGAGGACTTCGCTCGTGTCGATGTTTTTGAGGATCGCCCCGCGCAACGTGCTGGATGCCGCATGGGCGTTCTGTGCCGTCCCGCCTGCCGTGATAGTCCCGGAGCAATCCGTCGGCGTGACATTGGATGTTCCGCCGACGTTGCCGATGTTGGCCGAGCCTGCGACGAGCCCTACCGTCCCGCCGGTTTGCTGCATCGGCGCCCCAGCGGGGCTGATGGCAATCGCCGGGAAGCCGAGCCCTTGCGTGATCTGCAACGTGGTGGTGCTTGACGCCGTAATGGCGCAGAGCGTGGCACCCGGCGCGGCGTTGACCGTGATCGCACCTCCAGATGGAAGCTGCGGATTGCCCGTCGTCGCCGTCGCGCCGTTCATGTTGAAATAGGCGGCGACGGAGCCGACGTTCCAGATCACGAACGTAGTGTTTTGCTGCGTCATCGCCACGCAGGACGAGGTGCTCGAAACCGAAAGCGATTTGCCGGCGGCGCTAGGCGCAATGCCACTCGGCTGGGACTGTGGATAGGCGGTGGTGGGAACGAATAACGCAGCGCAAAAGAGAACCCGGCCGATCCTTGTCATGCGCGTATGCCTCGTTCAAATCGGAAACGCAGCCATAGCACGGCATTCCTGCAATGAAAATGGCCGCCCGCAAGGACGACCATTCAACGTTCGCACGGGCGATCAGACGAGGACGGCAATCTTGTCGTAGGCGGCCGCCACGGCCGCGATAGCATCCTCGCGCGTCATGCCCTCGGTGAGTTCGAAGTAGCCGAGCTGATTGCCTTCGAAGATGGCGTATCCGCGTTTGGTGCCGTCGATCCAGACCTGACGGACTTTGACGGCGCGACCCTGCATTCGCTCTTGGATGAACAGATCGGGCGAGCCGATGACTGCGGCGGTGCCCTGCGGAGGCAGGATCGGATCGGATTTGGAGAAAAAGCCCTTGGACGCGGGCGGCGCTGCGGGTGCTTCGGTGGTCTGGGCTTCGGTCATAGCAATCTCCTGTGATGGTCTCAGAGAGGGAACGCGCGGCGAACAGGTTTGGTTCGGCGACCCATCATCGCCTTGGCGACGGCCTTGCGCTTCGGGGTGACGTGCTCGGGCAACTTGCCGACCTTGCGGCCGTGGTCAGCCGCGACGAACTCAGCGCCGACGGCTTGCGGGATGCCGAGCGTCGATTCGCCTTCCTCAGCGGCGTGCATCGCGGCGTTCTGAGCGCGGGAGACGGAGGGCATCAGGCCGGCTCACGATGTCGAGCAAGGTAGGACTTGTCCATGCGCTGTAGTGCCAAGCCGACAATTTCGATGAAAGTCTGCGCGTAGTCAGATTGAGGGCCAAACGGCGGATAGTCGAATTGCCAGATAAACTCCAGCATGACGGCTTCGGCAGCGATCTTGAATTGCTGCTCAACAAGTTCGGTCATGCCCGCTCCCTGTCCAACATGCCGCGTCGGTTCATTTCCACAATCACGTCATCGTGGCGTTCGGCCGCTTCTGCGTCGCCGCCGACCATCTCATCGTAGAGCCGCTGTTCGTACAGACGTAGCCCTTCGTCCGTGAGTTCTGAGAAGAACGGGAGCATCAAATTCGTTCTCGTGCGCGCGGCTCATCGGCTTGCAGCCGCATGATATCGTTGTATGTCGGGAGCCTATACTGTTGCTCGCCGATTGTCACCGGCACGTCACCGATGGTGAAGGCTGCGCCTATCTCGCGCGGCAGCGCGGCCTGCACCTCGCGGAACGCCAGCGCCAGAATGCGGAAGGCGTCGGCGTAGTGGGAATTGTGAACAACCGCGCCATTTTCGAGCGACCACCAACTCCCGTCGTCAACCGTCAGACACCACACGTCCGCCGTCTCGTTCAGCCTTTTTACGCGCGAGATGACTTTGGATGCCGCATACGTGGGTGCAGAATTTTTGCGGGCGGCCGTTTTTTCGGATGAGACAAGAAAAGATTTTGCCGCAGTGAGCGCATGCGCGATCCTCTCGCCTCCACTTCTCCCAACCCTTGGAGCGCTTTGCATGTCGGGAGTGCCAAAGGCGACCCGCTTCCGATCCATGCCATGCGGCAGCCTTGTCGCGAGCGAGTTGATTGAATTTTGACTTGTAGCCGCGAGCGCGACGGCGGGCGATTGTAAGAGCGCGGTGCTCGCCGGAAGGCATGCACTCCAAGTTTTCAATGCAGTTATCCATCTTGTTATCGTTCTTGTGGTGGATGTGGCAGTCCTTCGGAATAGAGCCGTAGACTTCCCTCCAAACCCGCAAGTGAAGATGCTTACCGCCGCGCGTAAAGTACGGTGAACTCGGCCAAGTGCGATAGAGACCGCCATCCCAATACTGCGCGATAGGGTCAAGGATGATCGGATTTGCGAACCCGGCAGGAGGTGTTCCGCGTATTTCCACCCGTCGACCGTCAGAAATAAATGATCCGCCGTACATTTCACCGAAAGGCCGTCGGTGAACAGCACCTCCACAAGAGGGGCATTTTTCCGCGTGATCCGCCGGTCCCGATACCGCTTCCATCCGCATGGCGTCAGTAGCTCCCCTGATTCAGGAGCCGCACTGATACGTTGTTCGCCACTTCGCGTCAACACGCGAGTTTCGCCCGTCACGCAGGCCCAGTTTTTCAATGGCCGATCATTAAAAATCTTCTTCTCGTCGTCCCATTCGGTTTGATACTCGCGCAATCCGTCGAGTCCCTTGCCGCATGCCATTTCATCAAATTGGCATAGCGGGAAAATCTGCCGCACCGCCGAGATCGCATCGGCCGGATTATGGTCGGACACGACCTTGGGTGCGAGCCGGCACTCGATCATCACCTCAAGCCGTTGCTTCGCGAGATTGTCCTCGCCGAACACACCCATCTCACGCTGGCGCGCGTCCGGCGGCACATAGTCAACGCCACCGGTGCAGCTGTTTTTCTCACGGAACGCGCGGATCACTTCCGCATAGTGCCCGATCCCGTAGTTCGAGTTCGCGTAGCAGCCGGGCACCAGGATACGCGCCACACCACGCAAGCCGGGCAGCACCTGAAAGAACCAGATCACCATGGAATTCGCGTACTTGATGCCCAAATCCCACGCGGTATGAATCGGGAAGCGCGGGTCGGCTTTGGCCTCTCCAATCCGGCCCTGCTGGCTCGCGGCCGCCATTTCCTTGCCGTAGTACGCACCGAGAATCGCAGCCTCGGCCGAGCAGTAGTATTCCTGCTGGATCAGCGCGTCGGCCGCATCCTCGCCGTACAGCGCCACGTAGTCCTTGCGCACCTCAGCCAATTGCTCTGCGGTCAGCGCCTTGGTCTCGTCCACCGTCAAGGTCTCGGCAAACCACAGCGGGTTCTTCATCGCTGCCTGGTGCAGCGAATAGGCGTGGTTTTTTCCGCGCGGCGTGGTCACGAAATCGGCCCACCCGCCGTTTTCCATCAACATCGGTTGCAGCAGGCCCCACGCCGCCGGGTTGCTCAGCGCCCATTCGGAGAACACAATCCCGAACGGCGTGGCGCCGACCAGGCTATCCGGGTTGTCCGCCCCGACGACCCGCCACGATGCCCCGCTCTTGAACGTGATCGACATGTCGTCGTTGCGCGTGTTCTCCCGTAGAGGATGCGGGAACGCCTCATCGATGCGCAGTTTGCCGGTGTGCGGGTTGATCGCGGTCCAGATCGCCTTTCTGGCCTGCTCGTACCGCGGCAGGCAGTGCCAGTAGTTGGCGATCCGCGCATTAGGCATCGGGGCACCCGGCGAAGGGTGCGCTGCAACACAGGCCTTGTGCAGTTCCACCTCGTCCTTGCCATAGCGCCGGTGCCACCACAGCGATGACCGCTTGATCCCCCGCTCCCACGCGATCCATGCCGGCAGTTGAAGGTCACGGGGGCGCCAGCCGTCCGCCGGGATGCGGATCGTCGGCATCAGTCCGGCGTGCCGTCGCGGTAGAATAGCGCAGCCGTGGGACGAGCGGGCATCTGGGCCGGAGGCTCGGCGAGCGCTGCGTCGATCATGGCAGACCACGCATTTTTGGTTTCGGCGAGAGTCCAATCTTCGGCCTGAGCGCGGTACTCAAAGAATTCCTGCTCACCAGCCTTCACCATCCCCGCCGTCGGCTCCCGCATCGCCGCAATCGCCGCGCGGGCCAGTTCCGTCATCACATCGTCAGGCCATGCCGAACAGTCGAGCCCCGTTTCCCGCATGGCGGCCACTACCCGCTCAACCATCTCAGATGCCATCCCACCCTCCAAACCGCACCAGCGGCCTCCAGAACACGAATACGCCACATCCTAGCACAAACCGAGCAACGCAAAGCGCTCAATACGCAGGATCGTGGTTACTCAGGGGGTAGGGGCCCCAGCCTCCCGAGGAGGTACGGGAGTCCCAAGCCGGGATGACCGGGGGGGGCTTCCGCCTATTAGGGACGGTGACCATGCGACCGGTCCCACAGGCCAAGGATTGCAAGCAACGCGCCGAGGTCTTGGATGCTACCCTGCACCTCGAATGCCGTACATGTGACCGTGTGCACCGCACCATCCTGTCCCCGCGCGCGCATACTCAATCCTCTTGTCCTGTCTTATCAACCACTTGCGCCTGATCTGACGCTCCTGCCTCATGAGTGGCAGCGTGTTCGATCACCTTCGCCCCGTCACCTGGCGTCGGCAGATCATACCGCACCACCTGCACCGCCAGCGGGCCGCCGTCAGCCCCAGTGAGTGCCAGCTTGTCACCGTAAATCTTGGGAAGCACCTTAGATAACAGCCACTTGCGCGTGTCGACCATCAGCCGCGAGCGCTGCACGTTCTCATAGTCGGTGCGCCACTCGCCGTCCTCGTCAATGACCGTGTCGCCGCGGCTGTCGTCGCTCAGCTCGACGATTTGCTCAGATAGCCGCGACCAGCCGACTTCACGTGCGCGAGCGTACAACTCCCTAAACGCCGTGTTCTTCTCTAACCATCGATAGACGGTCGAGTACGTTGGCATTCCGTCGTCGCGCTCGATCTTGATGAGCAATTCCCCTGCTGCGATGCGTTCGCAGAGGGCTTCGGCGAGTTCGGGGGAGAATATCGATGGTCGCCCGATTTTGATCTCGGCGGGTTCGCTCATGCGGCAATTTATATGTCGGCTTGTGGTTCGTCGGCAAGCGGTCTGGCGAGGAAGGGTGTTGCTGGCCGTTCGGTGCGCTGTCGGTCTTGTGCGCTGCTGGGCTTGTGCTCTTGCCGTGTGAGGGAGGATGCGCGCGCGCAAGTTCGGTGCGTCGCCACAATCCTGTCAAGCCCCCAATAGTGGCAGCAATGCTGACCTATACGCTAGGTCTTGTGTGTGCGTACGGTTATGCACCGATATTTTGATGAGAGAGCTGTTCGCGCAGCAATTTGAGTAACGACGGCGACGCGACGCTATTCGGATCAATACCAGCCTCGGCACACTCCCGCGCAAACTCCCGGCGGTTTGCTTCGCTCACTTGGGCGAGATGTGCCGCTTTCCCCCTAGCCGCTGCATCGTCCACAGTGGTGAGCCCCCAATTCGGCCCATACTTGGCTTTCAATTCTTCCAGCAAGGGCCGCTGAGCGCGTTCTGCAGCCTGAGCTTCATGCTCCTGCCTCTGAGCCTCGCGCTCACGCTGTAGCGCCATTTCCCGGTCATCACGATCCACTATCCTGCGAAGGAACGCCGTCTCACGCTCGCACCACGCCACTAAGTCGGCTACCGTTGGTAGGAATCGCGTCTCGCGCATGACGCCTTTGGTCGGATGCGTGATGTTCATCACCACAGTCCGCGGATACTCGTATAACACTGCGGCAAGAGCGCCGATGTAACTCGTTTGGTTTGGCGGCCGGCCGTGAGGACATCCATCCAAAAGAGTGCCGACAAGCTCAACCGTTTCTGAGAGGGTCATCCGGTCGAAATATGCCTGCCGCACGCTCTTGATCCCGCGCTTTTGCAGCGAGTTCGCGGGCGACGTCGCCAAGGCTTTGCTGTGCGCTTCCATTTTTCGATCCCTTCGAGAGTAGCGTGGAGATGTAGGCAACAGGCTCAGCGACGTTCTGATCGCGCGCGTATTGAATTGCCGCCAATAATCCCTCGGGATCATCGCGGGTTTTAAGCCATTGGCCGATCAGCGATCCTGTGCGTTTTTCGGCTACTCCGAACGAGACAAGCACGGTCTTTCCGATGCGAAAAAGCTTCGCCTTCGGTTCCTCATTGACAGGTTCCGGCGCCGCGCCAGCGGCAGAAGCGTAAGCTTCTGAATCTTTCTTTCTTTGTGAAGGTGAGTGTAGAGGTTCGCGAACCGTTGGCTGATCGTTCGCTAATCGTTGAACGGTCGTTGAACGGTCGTTCGTTTTTATTGTTGATTCTGTTACGTTTTTGTTTTTTCTCGCCTCACCTGAGGCTTTTCCGCCACACCGAGCCGACTCAGAAATTTTTGCTGCTTTTGTCAATTCGAATTCAATACGCTTGTGCTTCCATCCCTCTTGAAAAAATGCCGAAATAACTGATCGTGCCTTACGCCAGTCGGCTCGGCTCATGCGGGCGATACGGGAAAGGGTGAGATCATCGGCTGGTAGCGAGCCACTGCGCCAATAATGCATGATGAGGAGGAGGTAGGCGCCGTGTTCGGCGGTACTTAAATGCGAGGTATCAGCGAGATAATCGCCGACGTAAAGAGGCATCCAAGGTCGAATCATAATCCCGTCGCATCGGGCTAGAGGGCGGGCGGGGCCTCAGGTGATGCGACACCGTCAGCGCCCGCCCAGATTGCCGCTGGCCGGCGGCTAGTGGAAATCTATCATGGCGCGCGGCGCGGTCAAGCCGCCACGCCCTTGACGAGGCCCCAAGTCTCGATTGCGCGTATCGCCGCGTCGAGTCCTTCGGCCACGCACGTAAAGCCGCCGTTCGCATCCACGTCGGCGAGAAATTCTAGCTGCGCCTCGGTCGCGCGCCCGCCTGGTGCCTTCAGTTCCAACGCGAAAAACTTGCCTTGGTGCAGCGCGAGAATGTCAGACACGCCAGCGCGCATGCCGAGCCCCTTGAGGATCGCGCCTTGAATATGGCCGCGGCGCCCGCGAATGCCGACGTTGTTGTGCGTGTACCACCACAGCAGGCCGGGCGCGCCGCGTTGCTGCAGATGTAGCGCAACCGCCTTATGAATTTGCTGCTCAGGTCGCTGCATCCGTCACCCCGAGCGCGTGTTTGATCGCCGCTATGTCGGCCGCCACGTCCGGCTTATGTGCGACCCATTGCCGCATCTTTGTCAGCGCATGAACGACAGTCGTATGGTCCCGGCCGCCGTAGCGGCGCCCGATCTGCTGATATGAGAGCAAGGTCAGTTCTCGTGCGAGATACATAACCGTATGACGGGCAACGATAATTCGCTTGCTTCTGCGGTGCGACAGAACGTCGATTTTGCTGACTTGGTAGTGAAGGCAACATTTTTTTAGGATGTCTGCAAGAGTGGGGATTACGGGGATAAACTCGGTTGCGGCCGCGATCTGGGCAAGCTCGGATGCTTCATGTTGACGCCGAATCCAGCGCCGCTCAATGATGCTGGTGCGTTTGGCGCGGAGCCACACGGCATTGATTTTCGCGGCTCTTTCCGCGGCTCGCTCATGCCGTAGCTGTTCGTGCAGGTCGCGGCGGATGCGGGATGCGGAGCGGATTTCGAGTTCGGATGAATAGTGCCCGTTTGGGGGATTTCTCAAGCGGCGGCGCACTTCCGCCGCGTTGGTACGCACGTCCACCATGCCAACCTCTAATGCTTGAGAAACGCGATGGTCTTTGTGGTCGACCAGCACAATGCACAGGTCGCGCAGCAATCCGTCCGGCCGGTTTGGGCCGGGCAGATTATGGCGTCACCGCGCTCCGCGGCTGTATCAATAGTGCGCGCGGCCGGGACGCCCTCAAGGCCGCCGCCCGAACTACGTATGGCGAACCTGTCCCATTTTTCTGTGGATAACTTGCGCACCCCCTCCCCGATCTCGTCAGCGCGCGCCGTGTAGCCGAAGACGTGCAGCGCGGGGAAGGCATCAAGGCATAGCCGCCAGAACTCGACATATTGCAGCGAGTAGAAGTCCCCGAGAATGTGCAGGCGCACCACGAAGCCGTGCGGGAACCGCTCCTGGTACTCGGAAAGCTCGCAATATAGCCCGACAAGGAGCGCGTCCCCGGCCTTGTGCCGGATGGACCGCGGCATCGCGTTGCCGTAGCAGTCGCGCCATAGGGCGCAGGAACGCGGGCACGTCGCCCGTTCCTCAAGCGTGAGGGAGTAGATCGGAAAGCCGGTCCAGCGCCCTTTCTCGACCATCCGGCCAAGCTTGCGCTGATTGTGGCCGGTCATCAGCAGGCGGCCAGTAGCGCGCCCTTCGTGGAAGTTCTTGGGGAACAACGAGCGGCCTTCAATGATCGCCGGGTGATGGTCTGAGAGGCGTAGCGGCCGCCCCGCCGCGTAATGCTCGGTAAACCGGCGCTGAGAGGTCCGGCTGAGGCGCGAGATCATGCTGGCCGTCGTGTTTCACGTGAAACATTCCCGCCCAGCGCCGCGATCACCGGGCAGTCGTCCAGCCGACACGGGCGCGGCCGGCCGCAGTGGGGGCAGGCTGGCCGTGCTTCGGCCAAGGTGCCGATCATGGTTGAAACTCCCGGATGCGGGCCGCCGAAATGCCGGTCAGTTGCGAGAGGCGGCGCACTACGTTGTCGGTCGCGCTGCGCTTTCCGGTTTCGATCATAGAAAGGTAGGATTGGTCGATTTCGGCCTTCTCTGCGAGTTCCGTGGCGGTGATTTGTCTGGCGAGCCGCCAGAGGCGGATGGGGTGTTTCGTCTTT